CTGCCGCGAGGTCGGGTCGGAAGGTTAGGATGCCGTCGGCGTGGTCGGTGACTTTGCGCAAGTCCGGCCCCAGGGATGGAAAGTACACCCATCCGGCCATGAAGGTGTTGTCCTCAAACAGGTGCAACACGTCCTCGTCGTGGATGGCGTTGACAGCCGGTGCGTCCACAATGCCGTAGGCGACGATGTTCAGGTAATCGCCGACCTCACGCCGTAGTTCCTGTAGGGTCTTTGCCATGCGCCTTCTCCTCGAGGAGCCTCACGTAGTTCTCCTCCCACAAGGGGGCGATCTTGTCCCAGGTATAACTTGTGGCGAACGTTAGGCCCTTCTGCATGAATGGTTGCGCCGTCTTGGGGTCGAGCAGTGACCGGATGGCGTGCGCCCACGCGTCGTACTCGATCGGCAGCGGCATGAGCGGGGCAACGTCACCGTACAGGCTGGGCAGGCAGTCCGCCTCCGAGATCAGCGGCACGCACCCACAGGCCATGCTCTCCAAGATCGTCGTGCAGAAGGTCTCGGTGGGCACCACTGGATCGCAGGGATAGATCAGCAGGTCAGCCTGGCGATACCAGTTCGCCAACTCATCCTGCCGTGTGGGGCCATGATACACGACGTAGGGCTTCTTCATGCCCTCAAAGATGGCCCGCGCCCTGAGTGCCATTTCATCGTGCGCCCACCAGCACGATCTCATCCAGCCATGCACATTGTAGAAGACATGGAACTCAAAACATAGATCGCTAAGCCTGTCCAGGATTGGAAAGACGTGATGCAGTCCGCGATCGGGCGAGGAGGTGTGCAGAAATATCGCCTTACTGCGGGGTTCCCTTTCCGTGGCCGGATAGAAGATCGCCGGGTCTTGGCCGTTGGGGATGATGTAGTGGGCTTCGATGAGACCCTGGGCAGCGAGTTGTTCAGCCTGCCACCCTGAGTGACATTGCACGGCGTCAATGTGCGGCAGTTTCAGGTTCCAACGTGGTATCCCGACCTGACAGTCTACCACGAACACCTTCGTGGGCCAGTCTATCACCACCTGCATACTGGAACAGATCGTGATGTCGAAGGGTCCGAAGACCTCCGCCGCATAACGTAGTCGCTCGCAGAAGCGCACCCCTTGCCAGGTATGATCCTTGGTGTTGCCAACCCAGTAGACCTCATGGCCGTTCTTGGCGGCCCACTCCGCCTGTTTCACGAGGGCAGTGGTTGTGCCGGTCATCAGTTTCATATCGTCTGGCACCACCTTGCCGTGTGGGTCGTCGTGCGCCATCAAGATACACAGTTTCATGTCTCCTCCAGTGGCAACCTACCAGGCAGTTGATCAGCGTCCAGCCGCTGCACGGACACCAGCCAACAATCGTTTATCTTGTCATAGACATACACGGCAGAGACAGGAAACTCTCGCACGGGGCAAGCCTTCACGAGGAGTTCCCAGTCCTCCGTCCTAGCCATCACGACACTATCTCGCGGCCCCTCCCACCTCCACCCTGTAGGACGACCGAAAACACCCATGATCGGATACATCATGGCCTTTCCGTCTTCGGACGAGAACACGGGTATCGTTATCACTTTGCACACTCCATGCCGATACACTTCGGCTTGATGCGTCCCTGCCAGGGGGCAGTCGCTCGCAAGGTGTCCCATTCTTGCGCGTTGCGCCGGTAGGCGACGATAAACCACCCGCACGGAAAGTCGGTCATGCCGTAGTCCGCTTCAATCCAGATTGCCACTTCCCAGTTCGCCGCTTCCAGCCACCGCCACAGGTTGTGATCGTCTACCCACAGGCGGTGCGACCCCGGGGCCATCAGGTTGCACTCCCAGATGGCCTCCCTGCATATCCCGTCGTCACGGGGCACGGTGAGCACGAGCTTCTTGGCGATGCGGTGCGCTTCCTTGAGACACTTGATCGCCTCGTCCTCGGTCTCAAAGTGCTCCAGGATGTCGCCCAGGATGATCGTGTCGAAGGAGTTGTCGGCCACGGGGATACTGCGTGCGTCCGCCTGCAAGAACGGCTCCGGCCTTGGTCCATCTACGAAGGGACCCGCCAACTGGTCAACGTGCAGTGCCTTGATGCCGCCAGCGTTACCGGAGCAGCCGACGTTGATCACGCGCCCCGTTGCGTGCTGCCGCTGGAAGTGGAAGCGATCACCTAATGGTCTCATAGTGCTCCCAGCGGGTGTCCGCTTTTCATTTGGAACAGCATGGCCCCGAAGGGCTGCATCGTTGACTCGGGGTTCTGGGGATGGTTCCAGTGGATGCAGCGTATGTCGCTCTCAAACCAGAACTTGATCCCAGCCCGGTGCATCCGTAACGCCCACTCCATGCCACCGTAGCCCTCGAATTGATTGAATTCCTCATCGAAGGGCAGAAACTTCTCCCGCCACAGGGCAACGAATTGGCGGTCGGCAGCCATGGGGAAGATGAAACCCGTCTCGTAGTTGGGTGCGCTGCCCGCCGAGCCGGGGCCATACTTGCCGGGGTCGTTGGTAGCGAGGAATGTCAGTAAGACGACATTCTTGTCCAGTTCCTGCATCTTGCTACGCACGCGCTCCAGGAACGACGGCGGAAACTCCATGTCCTGGTTCGTGATGCAGAGGATGTCCCCCTTCGCTGCCGCCGCCAGTCTGTTGTAGACCGTCCAGAGACGCGACCGGCTGTGGGGTTCGGGCAACTGCATGTAGTCGCTCACCCGCATACCGATGCGCTCGCGCACGTCGTCGGGTACCGACTTGCCATCCTCGCACACGATGATCTCGTCGCCGTCCTTGATCTGTGGCACAAGCGAGTCCAGGCAGCGGTCCATCCAGGTGACACGCTTATAGAACGACATCCCTATGCTGATCGTCGGCATCAGGTCACTACCTCCTTGGTCTTGGGCAGCCAGTCCCCTTGAACGACACGCACCACTCAAGTGGACCAACAGACTTCCACCGATAGTCACAGACCAGGTGGCCCTTCTCATCAAGGCAACCCAGCGCAGTATCTACAACATGGCAGTGTGCGCACCCACCGCACCACTGATCCTGCCCTCCGCCGCAGAGATCCCTGTCCGCAGGGCCGGAATCTTTTATCATCAATGCGCTGACCGCATTGGCAAGGTGATTCAGGATCACGGACACCTTTTCCCAATCACTACAGGGCTGACCCTTCTTGCGTTGCTCCACACCAAACTCGTCAATGTACTCGTGCAACTGCCTCAGATTCACGCTAGTACCTCCTTGATCTTGGGTAGCCAGTCCTCTTGCACGACCCGCTCCCAGGTCTGCCTGTCAACGTTCCCCTGTTGTGTGGCCGCGTAGTCGAACTCCTCCGGGTGCTCCCACCAGTAACTCATCATGCCGATGAAGCGTTGCTGCGCCGGCGCATTCGTGGCAGACATGGGGATGGTCACACCCCCGCCGTGTAGCGTCTCAGGGATGGCCGCCACGTCGGAGGCGATGATGTTCATTCCCGCCGCCTGCCCTTCCAGGCCAGTGATCCACGAGACCTCAGTGAACGTCGTCGGGTAGATGAGCCAGGTCGCCTTGCGCTGCGCCAGGGCCAACTCCCGCTGGCCGACGCGCCCGTGCATGATGACGTGCTTCTCGTTCTTCTTGATGACCTCGTTGAGTGACCCCAAGAACGATGACGCCCCCAGTTCACCCATGCGCGCCACGGCCTCCAGGTTCTGCGTCCCGTAGTAGACGTGGATGGCGATGTCCTTGCTCAGTTCCTTAAAGTAGGGCAGCATGGAGATCAGGATGGGCAGGCCACGATCAGGAGACGATGACCAGATGATGGCATTCTTGTCCCGCGTCACCCGCTTCCCCGTATAGCGCCCCAGGTCTATGCCGTTGCGCAGGACGCCCATCTTGTCTTTGATCAGTGGGTACGTCTGCGCAAGGTACTGGCTGTGCCACTCGGACACGCCGCATACCAGGTCAATCTTCTCCGCCACCTCCGGGTTGAACAGGGCCTGCCGGTAGTTGAGGTCGTGCAGCCAGGCGATGATCTTCTGTGCCTTCCAGGGCAGTGTCGCTGCCCCTGGCTGCCGCCATAGCACGAGGATGTCCCGCCGCGAGTCCTGCGGCACGAGGTTCCAGTCCCAGTATTCCACACCGTCGTGGATGCCAGCGTAGCGGCCGGGGTTGCCCAGCACGCGTACCTGGATGCCGACTTGGGCGAGCAGTCGTGCGACGTGGATCACCGCCGTCTCACTGCCGCCGATGCCGCCGGCGTCTATGCTGGGTGGCCCCCACGCTTCGCCGACCCCCACGTTGCCGCAGAAGATGTCCAGGCGCGGCTGCGTCCCCTTATCCTTCAGGAGAGTAGCACGCCCCAGGACCTCCTGGCGGTAACTGCGGAACAGGCGCACGTCCTGCGGCATCTGCTTGTCAAAGGCCAGGATGTCCTTGTCACCAACGTTGTCGGCCAGCAGGATAGCCCCCTTCGCCATCTCTTTCTGCTTGATGCCCCTCTCGTAGGTCTCCTTGGCCTCCAAGAGCGGCTTGGAATCGGGGAACCATTTCAGGCCCGCCTCGACATCTTTCAGTGCGCCTTCCACATCGCCCAGCTCAGACCGCGCAATGTGGGAGACCAGATAGGCGTTGTAATCGTAGTCGCGGGGGTTCATAAAGATCACGGGGTCGCAACTCTCCATCTCCAAACCCTGCTCGTGCCAGAACAACGCCTTTTTCCACTCTCGGATCTGCACGTAGCCCTCGGCCATCCCGAAGTAGGGGTCGGCCCAGGTCGGCTCAAGCTCGATGGCACAGAAGTCCATGTCCAGCGACATCTCGACCAGTTGGCGGGCCTCGTCCTTCTGGCCGCGCGCCTCGCGCTCCTTCGCCATCTGTCTGAGACAGTCGGCCCGGAACTCCGCAGAGCGCCACATCTCCTGTGGCCACACCCCACTGTCCAGGTACTTCATAAACCAGGAGGCTGCCTTCTGCCATTGCCCCATCGCGTAGTGCTGGCAACCCATGTAGAAGTAGGTGCGGTGATTCTCTGGCTGCTCCATGAGTTGCAGTTGCAAGAGGTGGAGGTTACGCTGCGCCGTGTCCTTCAGTGAGAGGCCAGGATAGTGCCGCCAGACGATATCGTCGCAGTTCAGGAAGGGGACGTTTGCATTCGGGGCCAGGACCTCGTGGACTCTATTTTCCCAACGCCAGCGGGCACCCGTCCAGCGGAGGTCCACGACACGCTCACGGTCAATGATGACGATGGGATTGCCGTTCTTGTCCGTCTGGTAGATGTAGCCGCAGTTCAGCCAGGCCCACTCATCCCGCATCTTCTCGCAGTATTCCGGCAACTTCTCGAAGCCCTCGATCAGGTCGTCGGCGTCCATCCAGACGAAGAAGCGGGTCTTGACCACTGCCAGGTTCGCGTTGCGGGCACGCGAGAAGTCATCGTCCCAGTGGTACTGCGTCACCGTCCAGCCGAAGGACTTGGCAACCCCCACCGTGTCATCTTCGGAGCCGGTATCTGTGATGACGACTTCATCCACCACGTCCAGGGGGTGCATGGCCTCCTGGATACGTTTCAGGTTCTTACTCTCGTTCTTGACGATGAGGCCGAGGGTCAGGCCATCGGCTACTTTCGACACGTATCACCTCCGGGCCGTCTGGCAGCCCATAGTCGCAGCGCGGGTAGTTCTCGCAGCCCGTCCGCTCGATGCCCGTCTGCGTCTCGATATAATCCACGATCTCCCCTCCACAGCGAGGACAGCGACTAACCACGAAATCCCTCAAAGGGCACAGCGCCAACGGGCTTCGCGTCCACGTCCAGGCTCAGGCGGAACCTCTCACTTTGGGCGTTGTCGCGGGCCATCTGGTCAATGGCTGCCAGCACCAGGGGGTGTATCTTCGTGGGAACACCCGCCTTCCAGTCATAGCGCACGCCGTTCAGGGTGAACGTGCCATCGCTGGGCGGTGTCCAGTCCACCCTCCGCTGTTCCTGGGCGCGGGCCTCCCGCTGATAGTGTTCCTCTGCTGATTCCAACATGGTGGGGGAGTCGGGGTCGAAACGTCTCTGCGCCTCGGCGCGCTCTGCGTCCTTCGCCTTTTCTTCTGACTTCTTGAGTTTCGACTGGAGAAGCTTCACTTCCGTCTGTAACTTCGCCAGGGTCTCAGCCATGGGGCCATAGTCGGCCTCGACCGATGGGGGTACGTCATACTTCTTGCGTCGTGCCATGTCCTCCCTCAGACTGGGGGCAGGACAGGATCGCCCTGCCCCCACTGTTTCTAGGTGATGTAACCGCTCTGTCCGCTGTAGGCGTGCTCGATGCGCACGATGGCGCTCTGGTTGAGGATGACCTGCCCATGCAGGGCCTTCCACCCAGCGTACCAGCGCTGCCCCAACGGGTCGGACTTCGAGGCTTCGAGGCCGACGAAGTAGGTCTTGACGGAGCCTGCATCGTGACCGATCACGCCGTAGGCCCCTTCGCCGAGAAGTAGGCCGATGTACACGTCAGCCTGGCTCATGCCTGCCGTCGGGTACACCTTGGCGTTGGTGCTGTCGTAGATGCGCACACCCACCACATCCAGGGTCGGTACAACCTGGCCTTCCTCCCACGATGGCACACTGTCCTTCGTGGTCGTCTGGCCGAAGCCGTACAGCATGGCCGTCTGGAGGTTCGAGTCGTGCATCAGGTCATAGACCGCGTTCGGGTGGTCAATGAGGACGTAACGACTCTTGCCGCCAAAGGTCAGTGGCTTGACGTTGGCCGCCCTCATCGTGCGCACGGCCTTCTGCAAGGCCGTCACGCTGAGGTTCTGGCCCGATCCAACCGACATCCGGTTGGAAAGGTTCGTCGAAAGAATCTCGTACTGCACAGTCGTGGTGCTGCCGACCAGGTAGTCCCGGGTGATCTGGTCAATCGAGTCCCCTGCCGACTCGCCGAGTAGAGAATGAACCTCGGTCACGACAGGATCAATGGACATCAGATCAACCAGGTCCGAACTGTATACCCACTGCGCTTTGTTATCTTGTGCTTTCGCACAAGGCCAGACTATCGCTTCTCCCCTAGGGGAGTCGGGTCGCTTAGTCGTTGCGGGTGGTTAAGAGCCTTCATGCTCAGATAGTAAGCGTCCAGGCTGTCGAGAACCTCTTGCGACCGTGGACGGTTTTGCCCATACTGGCCTCCGCCCCACGTGTGCCCCAGTTGCCTGACGTGTTCCTGGAACTTCAAAGCAAGTTCCGCCTGACGTTTCTTCGTAATCATGTGCGGATACACTTCCTGTAGGAAGGCGTAGGCCCTCTTAGCAGTCAGCACCCAGCGCATCATGCAGCACGTCTTGTCGCCATAACGGGTGATGTACCCAGGAACCAGTTCATGGAGCCTCACGATCGCCTCTGCTGGCTCTTTCATGCCAATCTGTATCCTCAACTGATAGCCGGGTGTCTTTTGTCTTCCAGCCCGAACGATACACCATATCTTCAAGATGGTGACAGTTCCCTCGCCATCCATGAGGCCAGCAAAGTATGCCTGTTGCTCACTATTCATTTTTCACCTTCCCTCTGGTGGCCCTCATCGCTTCTGGTCAGAATACCAGGCTGTGGGCTTTCCATGTTCTTCAGACCCGAACCGGCCATCGGCATCCTAGCAAAGCCAGGAGCCTCCTACCGTATTGGTTCAGCGTGGCGTTGAGAGAACTGATGGAGAAGGCCGCCTCGGTTCCTGCCGTGCCTTCGGTCAGGGCCGTGGTGGTGGCGGTGATCTTCTCGAATTTCCGGAACAAAATACTTCTGCCCCAGTTGCTCGGCACGCTTCGCTTCGTGCCGAACTGGGTGTGGAGCAATCGCGGAAGCAGCCGGTCGAGCAGCACCTTGTCGTAGAAGCTGCGCAACTCGGTTGAAAACCCGCTTGATGTAGTTCCATGCATTGCCACTGTAGTCCTCCTTATTCGTTGTTAGAGGAGGACCACCGCGTGTTCACACGAACTGTGCGCCCTTCTTCCTAGCTTCGGTCTTCATCTTCTCGAAGCCGGACTTGTCCTTCTCCCAGTCAGCCACCGTCTCGTGCTTGGACGCTTCCGGTGCGCTGCCTGTGCCGCCAGGTACAGCGGTCTCGCCACGCGCCTCGCGCAGAAGCCTCTGTATCTCAGCGAGTTCCTGCTTCAGGGAAGCGAGTTCGCTGGTCGGAGCCTGCTTCTGCAACTCTGTCTGCTTCTTGTCTCGCGCCTCCACCAACACGTCGTCGAAGAACTCAGGGCTGCCCTTCGCCAGCCTGTCCAGGCTGAACGGTAGGTCGGTCTCCTTGAGTCCTGCCTTGCGTAGTTCTTGACTCATGTAGGTGTAGGGGTCGAGGGGAGCATTTTGGCGTGCGGCTTGCCCCTGCTGGCGTGCGGCCTGGGCACGTTGGCGGGCTGCCTGTACCTTCGGCGCGGTCTCCTCGGTCTCCATCGCCTCGGCCAGTGCATCCGTTGATGTGCCCATTTCCTGGGAAAGACCCTCAATCCTCTCGTTCAGTTCGCGTCGGAGAGACGCTGTCAGGCGGTCGTTACTTGATTGCACAGCCCGTTGCAACTTGTCAACGATGGGCGTCAATTGCTCGGCCACCACAGCAGCGATCTCCTCTTTCGACAATGGCCCGGGCGGTGTCCCTGTGCTGGCTCCCCCCTGCGGGGAAGTCCCAGCGGAACCCTGTGCCCCTGGGGTATCGTCTGCCACTCGGTATCACCTCCTTAATGATGACTGTACCACAACTCCAAACTGGTGTATAGATCGCCTAGCCAACATGCCACGCACCGGCGCGCGTTGCCTTGGGTGCTGGTCGCGCCCGCCAGACACGCGAGCCGTAGAACGCCGATGGTCGCCTCGGCCCACGGGAGCGCCTGCTGTACTCTCCCGGCGTCGCCTTGGCGTACGGCACGTTGTACGTCTTGCCCCCGTAACTGACACCCGTGCCACCTGCGGTCGCGCCACCGTAGTATGTCTCCAAGAGCGGGTGCGCGGCCCAGTAAGCCCGTGCCGCCGCCGTGCCCTGGGCCTCCTTGACCTTGTAGTACTCAGCAATCTCCTTCTTGGCCTGCGTCCGCTGCGCCTGCTCCTCCTTGGGAACCTCTGGGTACTTCTCCTGCAACTGATCCATGAGGGCGGAAAGGCCCTTCTGCTCGGTGTTGGTGAGTTTGCCCCAGTCGCCGTCCACGTCGTAGAAGCGACTGATGAGCGCCTTTTCCTTCTCGTTCAGGCTGCGTGTGTAGCCAGGTGGCAGCCTCTCGATGAGGACGCCCCACGTGCGCGACTTCTCGTACCAGGCCAGTTTCTCCTCTTTGGTCTCGTCGTAGTACGTGCTCGACAGACCGAAGAACCAGGGGTACTTCTCCTTGAAGGCGTTGAGACGGCTGGTGTAGGTCGTCTTGTCGGTCGTCTGGAGCGGCCTGATCTCGTTGTAGTATTCGTTGCGGGCCGTCGCCAACTCCTGCTCGTCAACGTCCCGCAGTCTGGCCGTGCCGCCAATCAGGAGCGATGACAGTGCAGGGACAGCCGCCGAGACAGCCTGCTTCTCCTGGGCAGCCTTCCACAGTGCGCCGTCCTGGAGTTGCAGGGCCTTGGTCGCCTCGTCTTTGGTGATGACCTGGCCGGTCTCCGGGTTGATCTCCTTGTTCTCGAACATAGTAACCAGGGTCTTGCCGACCCGACTGGGATCATACTTCTCGTCGGGCGTCAGGCCGAAGCCCTTGCCCTCGCGCTCTGCCTTCATCTCCTCCGGCATGAGCATGGTCGTGGTGCGCTGGAAGACCGGCGACGCGGCCTCGCGCAGTGGCCGCTCCACGTTGATGCCCTCCGGCGGGATGATCCCCTTGAGGACACCCCAGTGCGCCAACAGTGCCGTTGCCGCCTTGAAGGGGCGTGTCCATGCCGACTGATACGAGACCCAGTCGTTGGGGTCGCCCAACGCTCCCGTCGCCGCCGTGCCGATGATCCAGTGGGCAAACAGGTTCGGCCCCCAGCCCTGCAAGCCCTGCACGGCTCCACCCACGGGCGTTGTCTTGCGTTCGGCGTTGTAGAAGCTGGCCGTGAGCGGCTGATACAGCGGGTTGAACAGCGACTCCAGGTTGACGAAGAGCGGGTTGTCATCCCAGAAGTTCAGGGGGATCTGATTGCGCCACTGTACCGGCAGGTCTTTGTGGAGATCGGCCTGGGCTTCCTTGAGCCGCATGTACCCCATTGCCAGTGCCGGATACCTGGCTGCCCTCTCTGCCCAGCGTGCGATGCTGCGGGTGTACCAGAAGTGGAACGGGTAGATATATGCGAGAATTGTGTCCAGATTATTGCGTTCTGCGTAATTATGCAACGCAAAATCACGCATTAACACGCCGTACTTGGCAGCCACACCCTTCGCCGCGTTCATGGCCGGTAGCACATCGTGGTAGACCCACTGGCGGGCAGCGACGACACCGGCCGCGTTGGGCGAGTCTACGGTCGCCTCCCAGTGCTCAGTCGTCCAGCGCAGGAAGTCATCAAACACGGCATTGACCCGATCCCACGACTCCGCTGCCGCCGACGCTTGCATCTGGGCAGGCCCCTCAAGATGCGGCACTTGCGCGGCCACAGCAGGGGCAGGTGCGGCAATAGGCGGGGCAATAGGCGCGGCAATAGGGCCTTCCGCAGCAACAACGGGCGCAGGGGCAACGGCCGGGGCAGGCGCTGCCACTTTGCGGGCCTGGGCGACGATGGCGTCCTGGGCGCCCGTCGCCCCCATCATGTTGATCTCGTCGTCCGTGTAGCCCCATTCCCGGAGCAGCGTACGCGCCTTCACCGTGATCTCGCCACCAGGTGGCAAGGATCGGATGCGACTCACGGCGTCCTCGTAGTTCGTCTTGGTCGTCAGGCGCACGTCGTCCCACAGTTTGGCCGCGCGGGGGAAGTACCAGTCCCACGCCTCAGCCCGTTCCTGCCCCGCCTTCGTCAACGGGGCCAACGTCTCCTCGCCTGGGATCGCCTCTCCTGGCTTGCCCAAGAGCCAGTGGTTTTGCGCACGCGCCAGGTTCTTGAGTCGTTGTGTCTCCTCCCACGACTGCTGAGCGATCTTGAACGCTTCATCGTTGCGGCTACGGGCCAGGGCCTGGCTCACCGCAGCCATGCCCGCCGACTCGGTTTCCTCATACGCCTTGACGGCGTTATCAATGACCTTCGCCACCTTGAGGGCCTGGGCCTGCTTCATGCCACCCTCAATGGCATCGGCCATCACCTGACTGGCATCCTCCCGAATGGCCCCCGTCTCCACGGTCGTTATCGCGGCGCGCTGTTCCATGCGCAACGACTCGGTGGCCCTACGAAACTGCTTCTGCGCCGTTGCCGCATCGCCGCTGAGCGACTTATTGAGCAAGCCCTGCAACTCATCGGCCATGCCGACTTCCCGCGCACGCGTGGCGATGTCGTCGGGCAAGACAGCACGCTCGTAGCGCACACCGGCCATGCCGACTTCCCGCGCACGCGTGGCGATGTCGTCGGGCAAGACAGCACGCTCGTAGCGCACACCGGCCACGCCGGAGAGTTTCTGCATGGCCGCGTCCAGGTCACCGCGTGAGAGGGACCCGTCCATCAGCGAGTCCAGGACACCAGCGTTCTGCGGCCCCAATGCTGTGCGCACCGCCTCCGGCATGGCGGGCCGGATGAGGCGTTGTACCCAGAGGCGGTTCCACACCCGCTCGGCGGCGTGCTTGTAGATGCGCATGGACGCCGCCCGCTCGATGGCCTGGCCCAGTCGCAAGAACGGCTCGCCACGCCGGAACGTCTTCAGCACGCCGCCCTCGAAGACGACATCCTTGAGTGGTGTCTTGACCAGGTACTCCGCACCGCCACCCACCTCGCCTGCGCCGATGCCCGCAAAGGCACGGGGTACGGGGCCGAACTTATCTATCCACTTAGCCACCCCCTGCATGTTCTCCCAGGTGAACGTACCGTCCACCAGCTGCGGCATGGTGTTGCCCATGAAGTTGCGCACGTTGTAGCCTGCGCCAAACAAGCCCATGTAGAGGTAGCGGGCTGACCAGTCCTTGATGGCCGCGTTCATGCGCTGGATGGGGTTCATGGGGGAGTCGGGGAAGATGAGTTTGGCGGCGTCGTTGGTGAGACGCGCCATGCGCCCGCCCCACAGTGAAGCGGCGGCCCCCGCTTGCACCTCGTTCAGAGGAACGTCGTCAGCCAGGTTGTACGACTTACGCACGGCAGCGATGGCTTCCTGGGCGATGCGTTCGGCCTTCGCCCAATCGGGAGCCTCGGTGTAACTGAGGGGATTGACACCCTTGGGGGCCAGGGCCGCCCGCCACAGAATCTGAGCACGCTTGCCCACCGCACTCTCACCGTAGACGGCCAGGTCGGGGATCTTGGCCTTGCCCTCCACCCAGGCCAGCACGCGAGCGACGCGTGCTGCTACGTCGTTGCCGCCGGTCGTTGAGATCAGGGCCGCCGTCTCGCCAGCATCTTCGACGAGGCGGGACCGCATGGCCGCATTGGTGGGGCGAAAGAGGTTGAACATCGAGCCGAGTTTCTCACCCACGGTCGGCGCAGCCAGACCGTGCTCTGTCATGTAACCCTTCGCGCCCGTCATGGCTGCCTTGCCCGCGTTCTGCATGGCGGCGGTGATCTCCTCCAGGCTGCGGGGGTCGGGGGCAAAGTGCAGTCGCGCCGCTTTGAGCATGGTGGTGGCATCCCAATCGTTGAGAGCGGACGGCAGTTTCACAGCAGACGTCAGGCGCTCGGCGAACCCTGGCTGCTCAGCGACGACTTTGCGCACCGCACTCAGCCACTTAGCGGAGTCCACCGCTCCACTTGCCGTCGCCTCAGCGATGGCCGTGTCAGTCAGTTTCAGTTCGTTGGCGATCTTGAGTTTGCCAAACACGGCCCCCGGCACCCACGTTGACGGGTCAGTCAATGCCCCCATAACCAACTGCACGGGGAAGCGTTGCCGGTAGAAGACTTCACGGGCTGCCTCATACGCCTTACCACCAAAGAGAGCATCAATACCCATAGCGGGGGTCCAATCGAGGAGTTCTCCTGCCACTGGTATAGCGATGCCCTCGGAGATGGCCCCCACGATGTTCAGGATACTTTCGCCACTGCGCACGACACCTCCCAGTATCGGCACGTCGCGCAGTGTACCACCCATGTACTCCTCTGGGGTCTCGGTCGGCTGCCATGCTTGCTGCGCGGCCTCACCCAAGAAGTGTGTCAGTGGCAACTCACCTGCCGCTGGCGGGGTGAACCGAGTATGTTCCCAGGCCACTTCCTGCGGCGTCAGTTCTCGCCGCTTACGGTCCTCGGAGGTGAACCAGCGCGTCAGTCCCTGCGTCAACTCCTGGCTGCCAGAATACCAGCCGGTCGGTGCCCAGTCGGTCGGTGCATATGGGGAAGCCGGGGCGGCACTCCGCTCCATGTAGTCGTCGGTGGCCGCGGCCTTCGCGTAGCCGAGGTCGTCCTGCTGCTGCTGTGACCAGCGGCTGTTCCAGAAGTCGCGCGCGCCCGTCGCAAGGTTAGCCTGCCACGCCTTGCGTTCGTCGTTGAGGCGCGTCCACCAGTCAGGCGAGCTCCAGGGGTCGGGCATCGCTACCTCCGGGCGGGTGCCCTACGCTGTGGCACACGCTGAATGGGCCAGGGGCTGGCGTAACTCCCCATGCCGGTCGGATTTGCCATAACCCCCTGTTGCGCCTGGCGCTGCGGCGTCTGGCTGAGACTGGGCCGCACGACATCGCCAGGGCCTCCGACATCGGAGAACAGGCCATGTTGGACGAACCAGTTGTAGCGCCAGTCTGCCTCGCTGGGCGGACGCCCATAGGTGGCGGCGAACTTCTCGCCCCATCCCCTATCGCGCATGGCAGCGGTGATAGCCGCTTGTGGCGTTTTGTTTTCACCACCAGCCATGTAGAAGTCAACCATGTTCTGCCCGCCGTGCGCTGCCTTGAATGCCGACCACCAGGCCGGGTCGTAGAAGCCAGAGGGCATATCCTCGGTGCCGGTGCCTGCCTGGGCAGTGGCGGCAGGAAGCCCCGGAGCATTGGGGGCGAATCCCTCTTTGTAGATGGAGAAGTTGGGACTTGTCCCCGCCCATGGGTCACGACTTGCTGGGGTTTCAGGATTTGCCGTTGCAGCGGGCCATAGCCCCGCCACGCCTGCTTCGGGTTCCGTGCCAGGGCTGTAGCCCGTTGCCCAGTTAGGGTTCGCAGCGGGCCGATTTTCCCCTTGCTCAATCCCGGGCGGCAAGGGCGTTGCAGTAGGTGCCGGTGCGCCCCACTGTTGCTGCGACCAACTCGTCGAGGGCTGCGATTTACGCGCCTTCACGGGTGGCAGTCCCTCGTCTTCCTCGTAGAGCCATCGTTTCTTTGCCATGTCACCCTCCCTGGTACAGTCTTGCCGCGTCTATGTCTGCCTGTCGCCCTGCCGCGTGCACGTCCATGCCCTTCGCAACATTCTGCTCAAAGAGCATGTTGTGGACGATGGGACGGTCGCTGGGCGTCAACGATCGGCGTGCCGCCTCCAGGTCAAACGTCGGCTCCTGGAGACCGAGTACCTTCAGATTGCGTTGCACGCCGTCCTGGACGAGTTTGAGAACATCCACGTTACCCTCCTTGTGGTTGTGGGCCGGACATACCGCCGGGGAACGGCTGGCCCTGCATACCCATCTGTTCGGCCAGTCCCGTCGGTTCCTGTTGTGGCGCGACCGCGTACGGTGGCGCACCAGCGGGCGCTCCCTGTTGTACTGCGCCACCGCCTGCACCTTGGATCGGGATGGTATTCTGCATCTTGGCTGCTACCAGAGTCTGGTAGGCTTGCAGGGCAGCCATCGTCTCGATGTTGGCCTTGCCCTCGGTGATCTGCTCAGCGACACGCTTCTCGAACTCCTCCTCCGGCGACTTGTTGGGCAGATCCATGAGGTTTTGCAGGTACTCGGCTGCGGTGCGCTTCGACAACACGCCCTGCTGTGCGGAACTGTTGATCAGTTGTCCCAAGATCGGTACGTCTTTCGGCAGGCTGGACGACAACTGGACGACGTTGTGCGTGTACTTGCCCAGCATGGGCACCTGGCGCAGATCAATCTCGAAGGGGGTGCCCTTCTTGTCCACGCCAAAGAGTGGCACCGATCCAGGCAGCCGCGCCAGGGTTCTGAGAATGCGAGCGTTCACGTTCTGCAATGCGCCCTCGATGCGCCGTTGTGCCAGGGCCTGTCGGATCAGCACGGGATTGGTCAAGAGTGACAAGGCGATGCCGCTCATGGCCCCCTCGTATTGGCCATACATGGCAGCCGGGAAGGTCGAGCGTCCGCCCATGCGCTCAAGTTTCTCGTACAGTTGGGATGTCAACTGGTGATCCATCGTGCCGGGCACCACGTCCAACTTTGCCCCTGGCGACACCTGGGTGAAGCCGCCCGCATCGGTGTCAATGTAGGGCTTCCCCTGGGCGTCCAGTGGGAACAGTATCTGGCCGTCCGTCCACATGGGCTGATTGCCCCGATTGAAGGCGTCCGAGGCCAGCACGGTCATCAGCATGGACTTGGCCTTCTGCACTTCCAGGATGTTAGCGATCACCGACTCGCCCTCGCGTCCCTTCTCGGCGCGCCCCGTCGCACGCGGGAAGAAGTATTCGTAGGGAATGTCCGGGTAGTCGTCGCTCAGGTCTACCGGCTCCTTGAGCCAACTGCCGATCTGCAAATCGTTTGGCCCCACCGCCTCGTCCACGGTCGGGTTGACGGCGATGGCGTGCATGAGGCGATCATCGTGCCAGCCCCAGTATTCCATCCACCGCACTTCCTTGTCGTCTTCCATGTCGGCGATGAGGTCGCGGTGCCAGACCGACGGCAACCGTCCCCGCTGGCGCGGCAGGTCGGCCTTGACATCGGCCACGCTGCGCTTCGTGACGAAGAAGTTGAAGCGCAGTCGTCCATCTTCGTCGAAATCGGGGTAGCACTGGCGGGGGTCACAGGACGTGATGCGCAGTGGGAACTCCTTGCGCGCTACGACCACCGGCCCCCGTATCACGCCCCAGCCGGTCGCCGAAGCCATGCGGCACGCCTTGTCCAGCACAATCAGCATCTGACACGCCTGCCAGACGCCGTACAAGACCTGCTCGTAGAGTGACGCCATCGTGCCATCCACGCCACTCACCGCCGAGGTCGGCACGGTGATGATGGGACTCTTGGAGACGAGCAGGGCCACGTCCAGGTCTACGGTATCCGAGCACAAGGGGTCGGTGACGCGCACCTCGTTGGTTCCTGGGTCCTCAGCCCAGATGTCGCCGTCAATGGCCTTGAAATACTCGACGAAGTGGTTGTCACGGTCGGCGTAGTCGTTGCGCGCCTTGGTGTACCGCCTATTTATGAGGCGGAGCAAGTCGTCCTGGGTCATATCTCCCTCCTTGTGCCACGCGAGCGATGACGGGTTTGCCACGAGCATACGATTTGTACGCCCACGGCGCAGAGTAGCCAAAGTTGCCCACCAGCCCGTAGGCCACCGCTTTCCAGGCATGGTTGTTGGTGTCAATGGGCTTCGACCCCGCGGTCGTCAGTCCACGACCGTAACGGTACAGGCTGGCCTCGCGTATCAGGTTCGTGCAGCGTGGATTGACCAGAATGCGAGCGACGCCCTGCTGCCCGTGTAGATCATACGGCTCCTCAGAGAGCCGATCGAAGACCTTGGAGTGCAGCATGGTGCGCGTCCGCTCGATGCCGATCTCGATGTCCACATGGCGGGTGTTGAGGGGCACGCCATGATACATCTGGCCCCGCTCCTGACCAAGTGCCCGATAGATGGCCCCCTGCAACCAGACCTCACGGTTCTCCGGGGCAGCAATATCTATCCAGCCCCCGGACACGTCTTTCCACCAGGGCCGCAACGTCGCCTCCCTGATGGACCGCTCCGCCGATCCCGCGTCCCGATAATAGACCTCATCGAAGATGTACACACAGCGCCCATCGGCGATGTGCACGGCAAGTACGGCATACGTCCGCCCCGGGTCAATCCACAGTTGCACCGGCCAGCCTGGATGATACTCGGCGCGACCGGTGATGTGGCGCTGCGACTCAAACTCCTTGAAGACCAATCCCTCCGGGGCCATCGGCACGGCCCCGAAGCGCTGCAAGAACTCCTCTTGGCTCAGGGTGGCCTCGGCGAGTTTGATCTTGATGCCGTCCCGCCCGCCCGGGAAGTCGTAGGGGTTCTCCCACGAGGGCATACAGTATGACTTCCAGCCGTCCTGCCCGTCTCCCTGCCCCCGCCAGAAGGAGTTGGCGTACCAGGTGTCCGCTCCCTCAAACGTGCCGTCAAACAGTATCCAGCCCGGCTCCGCCCCCCTCGCCCGCAAGATACGCGGAATGATACGGTTGAAGACGAACCACTCGGCAAGTAGTCCCGCCTCCGGTACCACGATGCCATCCAGCGGTTCGGCATGAATGCTCTCCGGATCGGTCGCGCTCTTGGTCGTCACCTGCGTTTTGTTGGCTAAACGCAGGTACCACTCGCCCTTGGAGGGCATGTTGGGACCCTGTGCAAACTCGGTCCCCAGTTTCTGTAGATCGTTCACCAGGTAACTGAACTCTGGCTTGGTCAGGTCGTAAGAGTCCCCGATGATCCAGTAATTGTGATCGTCGTGCTTGATAACTTCCGGCAAGAGATATTTCGATGCGGTCAATGACTTGCCACTGCCCACCCCGCCCGCAAAGATGAGGAACGTGTGGTCAATATCCCTGAGCACGTCCTCCTGCGCCGTGTTGGGCAATGGCACGTACTCGATGAGATCGTACAAGACCGTGCGCCGCTCCCAGGGTACTCTCACACCGTCGTCTCCCACTCCCCCGCGTTCGCTTTCAGGTACGCCCGTGCCGCCTCTCCGCTCACCATGCGCGGCTTGTTCAACTGCCACACCGTGACGTTGTTTACCAGGGCCGTCTTCACCTGCGCGGGCGTGTACTTGCCGCCCAGAGCATCGCTGATGTACTTGCACAAGCGTGTGAGATTTGTCGGATCGAGGTCAAGCTCATCGAAATGCGCCTGGATGATTATCTTCGTCTTGTCGTTGCTGAACCGCCAGTGAAGTTTGTCCGAAGGCATGTCGCTGTCGTCGCGCTTGCCCAGAATGCGGTAGAGCGCCAGGAGCACCGTCTGCCAGTCGGCCATGCTCAGAAGCGTTGGCTTGCAAAGCAGGCAATATCCCGACCACATGTTCATCTACCTCCTCAGTCAACAGTACCTACACGAGCCACTTCCTGCGCTGACAGCGCGCAGTTCCAGAGGACGCAGGAGCCCGCCGAACCATTATATGAGCCGGATGGGATGGTGTTGTATGCACCTATCACGGCAAAGCTTGGATCCAAGGCACCCGCCCATGTTCCCAGTCCCGATACTGTCTGTCGCAACAGACCATCTACATAATGCCGTACAGTATCAGTGGCTTTTGACCAAGTCATGCTTAGACACACCCAGTCCAATCGAGTGCAGGAGTAAATGAGTGATGATGAGACGCCACCAGCCTTATATACTAATATCAACTGGTTGACGTTAGCAGCCTTGCGGAAGTAAATGCAGTTATCGGTACCAGTAACCGCCATGAGCATAACGATATAGCGGTTCGTCGCATCTGTCCAAACAGCCGCGCTGCTAACTTTCGCCCAGCATAATAGTGTTCCTTCCGCGGCATTGAACGCTGCCGCCAGCGCCGCCGAGTAGATGTTGACGTAATCATTCGTGCCGTCAAAGTAGGGACTTGTCCGCCCGTCCCCGATGCCCTGCCGCCCCAAGTCAACGCCGACATACGTCCCGTTGTGCCTGCGCCCTGAGAGGTCGTGCGCGACCGTGCCCGCCACCTCGTCCAAGAACCAAGCACTGATGATGCTCTCCGGCCGCGTGTGAAGCGCGCGCCACCCCCAGTCCCGGCACTCGTGCGGCGCTTGCATGGCGCGCGGGATGACGAGCCTGTTTTTATCACCTGGCAGGATTAATGCCGGTTCTGGCATGTCGTCACCTATGCCTTCTCGATCCACACGCTCGCGGCAGCCCCTTGCCCTGTCAGCGTGCCCACCAGGACCCGCAGGGCCGTCTCGCCATCCACGCTCAAGACATATTCCCTTTCTAGTGACTGCCCCAGGTCGTTGAGTACCGACACTGGTTCCGCCACGCCTTGATGCCAGTCGCCCGTGCTCACCTGATTGCCAAAGAATGGGACAATGGTCAGGGCAGGCGCTGTGCGCAGATCTGTGAGCGCAAACTTCGCCTTGATGTGCGCTTTGCTCCACCCCGTGCAGTCAATAGTTCGGATGTTGGTCGCCACATTTGGCGTGTAGGCGTTGTTGTTCTTGAACACGTTGTCCGATGTCTGAATCCCTGTCCCGACGACCTGGATGCTGCATGTGCCCGCCGTGATACCCGTGCGCCCCACGTCACTCACTGTCACGGGAACGACAATGGGCGAACTCGCCAGGGCCGTCGAGGTGACGATGACAATGGCCGTCCCTGTTTTCTTGATGTTGGCGACGATCACCGCCGTCTCCACCTGGGCCGTGCCCGCTGCACCCGCCGTGGTGTGCGTTGAACTGGTGGCGTTGGTGAAGCCCTCACAGGTGTCGTTGTGCAGGTTGATGTTCATGGTGTTGTCGTCAGCCGCAGCCGCTTTGGTCGTCAGGACAATTGTGGTCGCTGTGCCGCCGATCGTGAACCAGGCCACGATGTTGGCGTTGGCCGCCATCGCTGCCTTGACCTTCGTGCAGACCGCAGTAGCAGTATCAGCCAGGGCCACAGCAACCTCTAGCGTGATCGCCGATCCGGTCATGCCTGCCGCCGTCAGAACACAGTGCAGGTTGCCCGCCTTGGTGATCGTACCCGCACAGGTGGCCGTCTCGACCTGCAACACGGAGACGACACCTGCTGTCGTGTTGTCGGAACTTGTATCTGCCGTGAAACCCAACGTGGTATTGATGCTGCCCGCCGTGGTGTGCGCCGATGTCACAACTGCCGTGACGCCCGCACCGGTGTCGTGATGGATGGCGATGTTCAGCGTGGTGTCGTTGACCGCCGCCGTCTTCGCCGTCAGGACCACCGCAGACGTGGAGCCGCTGACCGTGAAGAACACAGGGATGTCAGGATCAGCGTTCAGGGCCGCCCTGATCGCCGTGGCGGTATCGTTGACCGACTCCTCTGCCGTGACCGCAACAACGACCTGCTTGGGCGAGTTGAACATGCCCGCCGCCGTGACGACGACATGTAGATTGCCTGCCTCCGTGACCGCCCCCACAACCGTCGCCGTCTCGACCTGCGCAACATCGCCCGGGACGCTGATGTTCAGGGTTGTATCGTTGGCCGTGTACAGGGCGTTGATGCGGCGCTTCGTGAGGAGGACGTTGTTCGTGGATGAGGTGGGCGCAAACGCAGTGTTGATCTCAGTCTGGGCAACGAGCGCCGCCGCGATAGCCGCTGCTACCTGCGTCGCTGTCTGTCCTACCACCGTGCCGAGAGCCGAAATCTGACAGCCCGCAGCGCGCTGGGCCTCGGTGATGCGCGCGACCCACTTGGGCGCCGCATCCACCGAGCAGAATATGTCGTACCACTCGGCAATGGCCCCGTTCGGCCCCGTCCCCTGCGCAATGGTGGCGACGAGACTGCCATCGTCGTGCGTGTAGGCCGCCGTGGTCACGGTGTCAATGGCGGCGCTGGATTTGGTCGGCCCCCAACGGTTGCCAGGGATCGCACAGATGTAGTGCGCCGTGGACTTCGCCAGCGAGCCGGTGTCCTCGCCGCCATCAGCCACGGTCATATTGTCCGCCGTGAAATCGGTCAGCTTGTCCACAACGGTGATCGCACTCCGATGCAAAACCCCCGCGTTGCGCCGGCAGTTGGGCTTCACCTCCGCCTTGAGGAAACCCGCATTGTCCCCGCTGTCCTCCAGCACGACGTTCTTGATCTTGTACGCCAACCAGTCCCAAAACGGTATCATCGTCGCCATCTTTCACCCCTCCTCCCTATAAGTCTATCACGCCCCGCCCTCACATGATAGATCGCTAACCTTGAAGA